GAGTAATGGGACAATACCTGAAGGCTATACTGTTAATCACTATTTAACAGATACAAATGCTTTCTTTTTAACAACTGACGTGCCTAATGGCTTAAAGCATTTTGTCCGTACACCGATGGCAACATCTATGGATGGAGATTTTGATACAGGCAATGTTAGATACAAGGCTCGTGAGCGTTATTCATTTGGCGTTTCAGATCCTTTGGGAATGTTTGGCTCTCCAGGAGCTTCTTGATAATAGGGGGCTTCGGCCCCCTGTTGTTTTCTAGGGTTAAAATTATATCAACTGACCTAGCAGACTTATTAGAGATGATATAATCTATGTGCTAATACACAGGGAGAATTAAATGGGTATCACTACTTTTTCTGGTCCTATAAAAGCAGGACCAACCAAAGACACTACAGGTACAACTGTAGGCACAGACGTGCAAAACACAGGTTTTGTATTAATGGCTCAATCAGCTAGAGTTGACGTTGTAGGAGCTACTGCAACAACAACTGTTGCAACTTTACCTCCGGGCGCACAAGTTACTAATGTAAGTTTAAATGTTTTTGAAGCGGCAGGTGCTTCTGCTGGAGCTGCAATGACTATTGGGACTTCTACAGGAGATGCTACTTTCTTAGGAAGTTCAAGCATTACAGCTATAACTAACATTAGAAGTTCAGCTATGGGTACAGCTTCAATTAATGTAGGCACGGGCGGTACTAGAGTGTTTGCTACGTATTTCCCGGTTTCAGCAGCTACTGTAGACCTTTTAGGTGATGCTGTGGTAACTGTTGAATATATGCAACCTGTATCTGCTGGCGGATTTTATACTATTTAATGAGGAGTAAGTTATGCAATCAGATGTATTTGCTATTACACCTTCCTCTGACGATAATTTTTATTTTGCATCAGCAACGGCTACAGGCACTATATCGCTTTTAAAAAGCACCCCTAGTAGAAACGGCGCTGGGTATAAAGTATCTGTTCAAAATAGTGCAGGTGATGATTCTAGTACGAACTACAACATTTCAGGTTTTGTAGTTGGTGACCTAGGTGGTAACACAGTAACTGAAACCCTTGCAGGTGGAGAAAGTGCAGTAACTGTATTTACCACTAATTATTTTGCAGAAGTGACAAACTTTGCTGTTGCTGCTGGAACATCTGTAGGAACTATCCAAGTTGGTTTTGGGGGTGACAGTACCATAGCACTTCCAAGAACTAGGATTAAAGCATTTAACTATGCAGCACCTACAGCTTCAGGTTCTATAACAGTAACTAGAAATGATGATTCTACATTACCAATTCTTGAGATAACCTCTCCTGAAGGTATTGTACAATCTAGCCATCTAACTATTCCAGAAAACGGAGTTTTAACTACGGGCAGTAATACTAACAATTTTGCAATTGTTACATTAAGTAATATTACTAGCTTGACGTTATATTGTGGCTAAGTCTAAAGGAATGGGTATCAAAACCTCTGTGAAGTCTGGCAATTTTCGCAAGACTAAACAGGGGGCTGGTATGACAAAAAAGGGAGTAGCTGCTTATCGTAGAGCTAATCCCGGTTCTAAGTTAAAAACAGCCGTTACAGGTAAAGTTAAAAAAGGTTCTAAGGACGCTAAAAGACGCAAGTCTTTCTGCGCTCGTTCTGCTGGTCAAATGAAACAATTCCCGAAAGCTGCTAAAGATCCAAATAGTCGTTTACGGCAAGCTAGAAAGAGATGGAAGTGCTAATGGAAAAAGATATTAAAAGCGAGGTAGCTGTGCAAGCCAACGAGATTAACCATATTCAAAAAGATATGGATGAGATGAAAGCAGATATCGAACAGATTAAAAAGTCTTTAGCTAATATAGACAAGATGTTGTCTGAAGCTAAAGGTGGTTGGAGAACTTTAATGTGGGCAGCGGGTGCAGGAGGGGCTGTTGCCGCTTTTGTACTTACAATACAACAATTTTTTTGGAGTAAATAATGGCTAAGAAAAAAAGAATTAGTGGTGGTTTTGGTAAATTTAATATGGATGATAAGTCCTTTGGTGAAGCTTTTAACAAATTTAAAGCAGAAGGTATTAACCCTTTTCCATATAAAGGCAAGATGTATTCTACTGAAACTAGAGATGAAGTAGAGGCTGGAAGAAAAGATAAAAATATAGGTGCTTCATCTGATTATTCAAAAGCTTCATCTAGTTATCAAGATGCTCCTAAACCACCAAAAGTTAAAAAAAATATTTCTATGCCTAGTACAAAGTCAACTAGATCAGATACGCCTAAATCAGACAAAGTTAAAGGCACTACAAATGTTAAAACTGAGCGCAAAAAAAATAAAGGCGTTTTTGGATTTAAAAGAGGTGGGCATATTGACGGAATAGCAAAGAGAGGTAAAACAAAAGGTCGAATAATATAAAAAAGGAGTGTAAGTGGCGCACCTAATAAGTAATATTCCGTATTTTAAATGTTGGGTTAGAAAAGAGTTTACAAATGGGCATCAAAATTACCACGGGGAGTTTATTCACGGATTGGCAGTGGCTGTTACAACCATGCCAGATCGCTGCCTCAGTTTCCAAATTATCTTCACAGGATGTGAAGCAGATGACGGGAGCCAAGAAAATGTACATGGGGGAGCAATGTGGGCAAGAATGCCCATCACTGGGTTGGTTGGAGACATTGCTTTGGAAGAGTGGCCAGAAAGAATGGAAACGCACCTCGCCCAACCGTGGGATTGCCCATCACACAACCATTCAATCGTATCTCTCAACAGATGCAAACCAAGTCCGTGGTTATGTAAAATCGCAGGAGAGTTTCATCAATCGAGATATCTCTTCACTGTGGACTACACCGAAAGCGAAGTCGCAGATGACCCAGCCCAACACAAACAGAGTCACGTTATGGTGCTGACTGATGGACAATGGAAAGGCAATGTAGTAGCCTTACCTAACAATAGAGTTAGAGTAACAAGTCCTGCATATTGGATTACAGGAGAGGGCGCACCAGATTTTAAACCAAGTCAATGGACACATTGTGCGGAACAAGACGATAGTTACACAGATCCAGAGGTAACATTTAATAATTTATACAAGGAGTAATCGTATGAAAGGTATGGGTATGAAAAAGAAAATGGGTATGGCTGGCGGAGGAATGAAAAAAGGTTATGCTGCTGGTGGAATGAAAAAAGGTTATGCCGCTGGTGGAATGAAAAAAGGTTACGCTGCTGGTGGTAAAACTAGCTTTCCTGATATGAGTGGCGATGGAAAAACTACACAAAAAGATATATTAATGGCTAAAGGAGTTATTCCTAAACCTGCAATGAAAGGTGGAGGCTCTGTTACAGCTAAAATGAAAAAAGGTGGTGGGCCTCTTAAAGCTAAAATGGCTAAGACAGGTGGTAAGAAAAAAACTACTACAGCCGTTAAGAAAAAATCTACTAGAGTGGCCAAAAATAAACGTGATGGTATAGCTAAAAGAGGAAGGACTAAAGCATGATGCCAAGTCGTGGAATGGGGGCTATGCAAAAAGCCAAGGTAGAGAAACTTAAAAGAGGTGGTTCTGTTAGAACTAAAAAGAAGAAATCTGCTAAAAAATCTGGTTCTAAACCTACAAACCCATCTTTGTATGCTCGTGTAAAAGCTGAAGCCAAACGTAAGTTTGATGTATACCCATCAGCATATGCAAACGCATGGCTAGTTAAGACTTACAAAAAGAGAGGTGGAGGCTATTCATAATGTCTCTTAAAGAATGGTTTGGTAAAGGTAAAAAAGGCGATTGGGTTGATATCGGTGCGCCTAAGAAAAAAGGTAAATACCAAGCCTGTGGACGAAAATCTACTAAAGGAGATAGTAAAAGAGCCTACCCTAAATGTGTACCAAGAGCTAAAGCAAAATCTATGACTACTACGCAAAAGAAGTCAGCAGTTCAACGTAAAAGAGCTGCAGGGAATCCGGGAGGTAAACCTACTAATGTTAAAACAATCGTCAAAGCCAAGAATACCAAGAAAAAAAGGACAACCCGCAAAGTCTAAAAAACATTCAGATTTATATACGGATGAAGACCCTAAAGGTACTATAAAAGGTTTAAAGTTTGCAACAAAAGAAGATGCAACAAAAAGTGTTAGTAAGATTAAAGGTAGTGGCAGATCGAAGGCTCATAAAATACAAGCAGCTATAGCTATGGAACAAAGAGCAAAAGTTATGGGAAAAAGAGATGCCGCTGGAGTTTATAGAAGATACATTAACAGTGTGAAAGCAAAAACATAGATGGCTACTACAGATACAACCGCTTTTAATTTAAATTTAAACGATATAGCTGAAGAAGCGTTTAGTCGTTGCGGCACAGAAATGCGAACAGGATATGACTTGCGTTCTGCAAGACGTTCTTTAAATTTACTAACTATTGATTGGGCCAATCGAGGTATAAATTTATGGACTATTGAAGAGGGATCTATTCCTTTAACTCAAGGCACTATTGCTTATGATTTACCTGTAGATACAATTGATCTTTTAGAACATCAGGTGCGTACAGGTTCAGGGTCAAACCAACAAGATTTAACAATTAGTAGAATTAGTGTATCTACTTACGCAACTATACCAACTAAAAACAATACAGGCAGACCTGTTCAAGTATTTATAGACAGACAGTCAGGAGCTACTAACTCTTCTGGAGTAGTGCAAAACCCCCAAATAAAAGTTTGGCCTGCACCAGATCGAAGTGATACATATACATTTGTATATTTTAGGATGCGAAGAATACAAGATGCTGGAAATGGTATTAACACTCCAGACATACCTTTTCGTATGTTGCCATGTTTAGTTGCAGGTTTAGCTTATTATCTTTCTTTAAAAATACCAGAAGCTGCAAATCGTATGACAATGTTAAAACAAGAGTACGAAGAGCAATGGTTAATAGCTTCTAGTGAAGATAGGGAAAAAGCCCCATTACGTTTAGCTCCTAGAGAGTTCTTGTACTAATATGACTGCCGCATTTGCTCGTGGAAAAAAAGCTATTGCAGAGTGCGATAGGTGTGGGTTTAGATATAAGCTAAAGCAATTAAAAGAGCTTACAATTAAAACAAAAAGTGTTAATATCTTTGTGTGTCCTACATGCTTTGAGAAGGATCAGCCTCAGTTACAAATTGGAATGTATCCAATAAATGACCCGCAGGCATTACGAAACCCACGACCCGATTTAACCAGATTTCCTGCATCAAAGTCTAGGAACTTTCAGTATGGATTTAATCCGGTAGGGTTTGCTGATCCATTAGAGTTAGGACTACCAAATAATCTAGTTGCTAGTACAGGTATAGGTGATGTAACAATAGAAATAACTTAGGAGGCTTTATGAAAGAAGTTACAAAATTTAAACAACCAACAGATGTGCCAGTGCCAAAAACAGGAGGTTATCCTGATAAGGTAGCTAATACTCAAACAGTTGTAACAAGAGGGTCAGGAGCTGCTATTAAAGGCAATAAATCATCGACTAGGCTTGCATAATGAATTATTCAACGCTTCTTGAAACTATAAAAGGGTTTTGTGAAAACGATTTTCCTGACACCTCTTTTACGGATAGTGCAGGTAATTCTGTTTCTTTAACTAGCACAGAACAAGTTAATACGTTTATAGATCAAGCAGAGCAAAAAGTTTTTAACTCAGTACAAATTTTAAATTTAAGAAAAAATGTAACGGGGTCTTTAACAGCAAGTAATCAATACTTAAAAACCCCTTCTGATTGGCTTTCTAATTTTTCTTTAGCAGTGATTGATTCTACCACGGGAGCTTACAGTTATCTTTTAAACAAAGATGTTAACTTTATTCGTGAGTCTTTTCCAAGTCCTACAGCAACTGGAACTCCAACACATTATGCAGTTTTCGATGATGATACGTATATATTAGGCCCTACACCGGATTTAAGTTATGCAATGGAGTTGCATTATTTTTACTATCCACAATCAATTGTAACTGCAGGCACATCATGGCTTGGGGATAACTTTGATTCTGTATTGTTATATGGTGCTTTAATAGAAGCTCATATATTTATGAAAGGTGAAGCTGACGTTTATCAAAACTACACAGCAAGATATAATGAAGCTATGACTTTGTTGAAACAATTAAGTGAAGGCAAAAACCGTCAAGATATGTATAGAACACAACAAGCGAGGTATGAGGTCAAATGATAGGAAATAGCACATCAGCATTACTAGGGGGAAATGTAAAAGTTTACACAACTTCTAATAGAGGCTTTACCCCAGAAGAAATATCTGAAAGGGCTGTAGATAAAATTATATCTGTTGGTAGTCAAACACATCCTGTTATTAGAGAACAAGCAGAAGCGTTTAAAGAAAACATTAGAAAAGTTATAGTTCACTACATGAAAGAAGCTATAAGCAGTAACAACACGACATTGGCACATAAGTTTAGGCAAGCAGGGCATCCTGAATTAATAAAAATTTTAGACGAATAGGGAGTTAGGTATGGCAATTACACAAGCGATGTGTACTTCATTTAAACAAGAAGTAATGTTAAGTATGCACAATTTTCATCCAACAGGTTCGAGTGCGGCTAGTACGTTTAAACTTGCTTTGTATTCATCTGGAGCAACATTAAATGCCTCTACAACTGGGTTTGTTACAGCAGGCGAATGCGTAGGGACTAATTATGTAGCTACAGGTTCTGCACTAACAGTGGTTGGGGTAACTTCAGGTTCTACATCAGGATTTGTAGATTTTTCTGACCTAACTTTTTTAAATGTTACTTTAGCGGCAGATGGAGCGTTGATTTACAATAGCACTCCGTTTACATCTAATAATGCTGGAACTACTTTAACTAATGCAGCAGTAGCAGTGTTAGACTTTGGAGGGTCAAAAGCAGCAACAGCGGGTGATTTTACAATTGTTTTTCCTGCGGCAACAAGTGCAGCGGCAATTATTAGAATAGCTTAAAATGCCCACAAGTGTTATCTACGAGGGCTGGAGTACAGGACCGTGGGCAAGAAACGGTTGGGGTGCGCCTCAACTTGATTTAACTGTAGATGGGGTTAGTGCTGCTGGCTCTATTGGTACTGCGACTGTTAATGTAAGGTATGTGGTTGATGTAACTGGAGTTTCAGCAGCAGGATTTTTAGGAGTGCCTTCAGTCAGCGGAGGTGCAAGTGCATTAATAACGGGTTTATCTGGAACAACTGAATTAGGAGACGGATATTTTGTTTCTTTAAATGCAAGTGTAACGCTTACGTCAGGAGTTTCGGGTATTGGAACAGCGGGTAAAACATTAATTTGGGGGGAAGTAGATACAGACCAAACCCCCAATTGGGATATAATAGAAGCAGCATAGGAGAACATTATGGCTTCGTCAGCATCACCAGATTTAAAAATTCAACTCATGGCAACAGGGGAAAACTCTGGAGCTTGGGGTACTGTAACTAACAATAATCTTTCTGCTATTGAAGAAGCTATCGCAAGAACAACTGATGTTACTTTTGCTAATGATACTCCAACTGCATCTGTAACATTAACCGATTCAAATGCTTTGCAGGCTGGAAGAAACTTTCGTTTAAACTTAATTGGAACAGGCACAGCAGGCCATGTTTTACTTTTACCTACTGTTGAGAAAAGCTATCTTATAAACAATACACTAAGTGTAGATGTTTCAGTTAGAAACGGCACAGCGGCAGGGACAAATTTATTTAACACTCAAACAGTACCTGCTGGAGGCGCAGCAATGGTTTACACCGATGGATCGGCTGTAACTTCTGCTGTTAGTAGTGCAAGTGCTATGGAGGTGTTAAATGCTTTATCAGTTGGCGGTAATGCTTCTGTTGGGGGAACTTTACACATAGAGGGCAATGCCTCAGCTAAAGGGACTTTTGCTTTTGGTGGAAATGTAACTGCCGCAGGTACATTTACTTTGGGAGGTACTGTTTCTGCTAAATCAACTTTAAGAGTAGGAGGGGCGGTTACATTAGATTCTACTTTATCTGTAGTGGATAATACTTCTGTTGGAGGTACTTTTTTAGCAACAGGAGGTGTATCTGATGTAGATGGAGATTTGAGAGACATTCCTAGATCGAGAACAATTGCTATCACTACTGTATCTGCAGCCCAAACAGATGCGGGAAACTTTATATTTTTAACTTCTTCTGACCAGACCGTAGTGATTCCTACAGCGGCTGGAACTTTTGACACAGGCGATATATTTTCAGTGGTTTGTGCAGGTGCATCAGCAACAATCTCATCAAATATTACTTCAATGTTTAAAGTTGGCGAGGCATCAGCAACGGCTACTATTACTTTAGGTGCAAATAAAATAGCATCAGTTTTGTTTGTTTCAGCTCAACATGCGTATGTTACAGGAACATAATAATGACAGGTATTCATCAACTTCTTTTTACTAACTTTGCTGCTGCCACTGGTGGTGACATTGGCACTCAAATTTTGCAGTTTACTGGAACAGGTTCTTGGACTTGTCCTACAGGTGTAACTGAAATAGATTATTTAGTTGTTGGTGGAGGAGGTGGAGGAGGTACAAGTGGTGGCGGTGGTGGTGCAGGTGGTTTTAGAACAGGTACTGGACTTACTGTAACTGCTGGACAAACTTATACAATAACTATAGGATCAGGAGGAGCAGCTTCAGGAGGTAGTGGTAATGGTAATATTGGAGCATCTTCTGAAATAAGTAAAACTGGTTTTATAGATATTAGTGCTGCTGGAGGTGGTTTTGGGGCTGGAGGTTTAGGTGTTTCTGGAGGCTCAGGAGGTTCTGGAGGTGGAGCATCAAAAGATAATTCAGGTTCTGGAGGTTCTGGAAATACACCATCCACTTCACCTTCACAGGGAAATGATGGAGGTGGTACTGGGGCAGGAGGTGCTCAAGGTGGCGGTGGTGGTGGAGGTGCTGGTGCTGCTGGTCAGGATGGAGGATCAAACTCCCCGGGAGAAAGAGCAGGAAATGGGGGTAATGGGTCTGCCTCTGATATAACAGGTTCAAGTGTTACTAGGGCTGGTGGTGGTGGTGGAAGTGTAAATCATTCAACAGCTAGTTCAACTGTAGGTTCTGGTGGCTCTGGAGGTGGTGGAGCAGGGGCTGCTAGTGGAGCAGTAGGCACATCTGGAACAGTAAATACAGGAGGAGGAGGAGGTGCTGGATTTTACTCTAATGGTAATTCAGGTGCTGGTGGATCAGGAATAATAATTATTAAATATACAGGGCCATCAGATGAAGCTGTTTCTTTTACAGGCTCTGGACAATGGACTTGTCCTACAGGAGTTTCTTCAATTAGATATTTAGTTGTTGCTGGTGGAGGTTCTGGTGGCGGAGGAAGAGGTGGCGGTGGCGGTGCAGGCGGTTTTAGAACAGGCACTGGACTCACTGTAACTGCTGGAGAAACATACACTATTACAGTAGGTGCTGGAGGTACTGGAACTGCTTCATCTGGCGGTGGTGGTACTGACACTTTAGGAAAAGATGGCGGTGATTCTGAAATAACTAAAACAGGTTTCACAGACATAACTTCTACTGGTGGGGGTGGTGGAGGCTCTTATAATGGACAAGCTGGTCGTAATGGTGGATCAGGAGGTGGAGGCAGTAATGCTGCTGGAGGTTCTGGAAACACACCTTCAACTTCACCTTCACAGGGTAATGACGGAGGTGATTCTGCTGCTTCTGGAAATACATTAGGTGGAGGCGGAGGTGGTGCTGGAGCAGTTGGACAAGCAGCTTCAGGTAATAGTGGAGGTGCTGGAGGTAACGGCACAGCTTCAGACATATCAGGTTCAAGTGTTACTAGAGCAGGTGGTGGCGGCGGCGCTGGAGATGGCGGTGGTGCTTCTGGTGGTTCAGGAGGAGGAGGTGATGGAACTGCCTCTGGAAACAATGGTGGTGCTGGAACTGTTAATACAGGATCAGGGGGTGGTGGTTCTAAGCACTCAGGAACTTCAGGTGCTGGTGGATCAGGTATTGTAATTATTGCATTGGAGTCATAATGACAAAAGAAAAAATATATAGACTTACGGGAATAGATAGTGCAGTTGAAATGTTAAGACCGGGTGCTAAATGGGAAATAACAAATAATTATTTTTCAAAATGGGATGATGACAGACCACAACCTAGTATGGAAGAAGTTAAAAAAGTACAAAAATTAGCTAAAGAATTTGAAGATAAATTAGACACTATTTGGAAAGAAGAACAAAAAAAGACACTATTAAATAGGCAACAAGCTATTTCACAAACAATGGCTAGATGAGGAATTAAGATGGCACATTTTGCAGAGCTAGATTCAAATAATATAGTTTTAAGAGTTATTGTTGTTAGCAATAGAGACACAGCAAAACCTGATGGAACTGAAGTAGAAAGCATTGGGGTTGCTCACTGCCAAAAACTTTATGGTGGCAACTGGAAACAAACTTCTTATAATGCTACTTTTAGAAAAAATTATGCTGGTGTTGGTATGAAGTATTACACAGACAGCAATTTGTTTGCTGTTGTACAACCCTATGCAAGTTGGACATTAAACGCTTCAACTGGTAAATGGGATGCTCCTATAACT